CAAAAGAAAACTCAGCAGATGGAGCGCGAACTGCGCGAACTGCTTATGTATCAATTCGGAGAAAATGGCTATCAGGAATTGGTCGAGTTGAGGCGTTCTATCCAGGCTAAAAGGGAAAAGACCATTTATCTACAAGAGCGCAAGCGCAAAGCGTTTTTCTGGAATACAGTGCAAATATCAGGGATACTTGTATTAGGTTTTGCTATATACAAAGTATTTTCATTTATTTTAGGAGTGTCAGATGGCAACGGTTAAGGAAGCCCTTTTGAAGCTAGAGGCGCATGAACGTGAATGCGCTGTAAGAATGCAAGTAATTGATGAGCGATGCCAAGGCATAGAAAAGCGTCTGGATCAAGGCAGTGAGCGTTTTAAGAAAACCGAAATTATGCTTTGGGGTATCTACCCGTTGATTATTGGATTATTTCTATTAGAGAAAGGTGTTATCTGATGCTTAAATTGTTGATCGGACCTATTGCAGACTTAGCTGGGGGATTTCTGAAGAATAAAGCCGAGCAAGCGAAAGCAAAACATGAAGCCAAAATGAACGTCATTCAGAATGATGCCGATTGGGAAGCAAGAATGGCTGATGCTTCAGGGCAAAGTTGGAAAGACGAGTTTTGGACTATTGTATTAGCTGTGCCTATTTTTATGGTAGGTTATGCAATAGTGGTAGATGATATGACGGTAATACATAGAGTTGAGCAAGCATTTGCTGCGCTTAACGATCTGCCAGAGTGGTATCAGTATTTATTGTTTGTGGCGATTTCTGCTAGCTTTGGAATCAAAGGCGCAAGCAAATTGATGAATATGAGAAAGTAATGTCGGAAACCCCTAATTATTTTAGTGCTGATGAGCTTAAATGTAAGTGCGGTTGCGAGGGCGTGAACTTTGACCTGGGCTTCTTATCTACAATAAACTCTATTAGGCACGAAGCCGGATTTAGCTTTGTGGTAACGTCTGCATACAGATGCCCAAATCATCCAATTGAGGCGCGCAAAGCAAATGGACCCGGCGCTCACAGTACCGGTCAGGCAATTGATATTGCGTGTGACGGAGAGAGGGCGTTGGAGGTAATCAGGCTAGCACAAAAACACGGTATAAAGCGTATAGGGGTGCAGCAAAAAGGGTCGGGAAGATTTATTCACTTAGATTCATGTACTTCAGCACAAGGGTTTTCTAGCCCGTGGATATGGTCATATTGATTAACAGAAGTGTTGTTTTAGTAGGCCATTAGTCATATACTATTTCTCCATTCACAGGAGAATAGTATGAAACAATCAGAAAAAATAGACGCTCTATCTAATGCGCTTTGGTGCGCCCAGGCAGAGATGGGCGGCGCAGTAAAAGACTCATCAAATCCATTCTTTAAATCAAACTACGCAGATTTAACGGCGGTCATAAAGGCTATAAAACAGCCGCTCTCAAACCACGGTATCAGTTATGTGCAATTCCCTATTAATGAGGGAGATTACGTTGGCGTGTGTACACGAATAATGCACACATCTGGGCAATGGTTAGAAAACGATATACTGATCCCGCTGACCAAGAAAGACCCTCAGTCAGTCGGGTCGATTTTTAGTTACATTCGCAGATATTCTTTATCAGCAATATTTGGTTTGCCATCCGTAGATGACGATGCTGAGTCAGCTATGGTGAGAGGGGATGACAAAAAGATAATTACCGATGACCAAGTTATAAGCATCAAGAAATTACTTGATGAAACTAATACGGACAATGACAAGTTTTGCGCTTGGTTGAAGGTTAATTCTGTTGATCATATTTTAGCAATTCACTATGACCGTGCTGTTGCGGCGTTAGAGGCCAAGAAGTGATCATACTAGATCACGAGCAAGGGACTGACGAGTGGTTTGAGGCGCGTAGAGGCAAGCCGTCTGCAAGCATGTTTTCTAAGCTGATTACTATGACGGGCAAGCCATCCACATCTGCTATAGGATATATAGATGAATTAGTCGCAGAAGTAATTACCGGCGAAACTGAGCATTTTAGTAACGCCGATACTGAGCGCGGGTCATTGCTTGAGCCCGAAGCTAGAGAAGCTTACGAATTTATCACGGATAACCAAGTGACTGAGTGCGGATTTATTGTAGACCCCACATTTAGTTACGGGTGTTCGCCAGATGGACTGGTGATTGATAAAGAAAATAAGCATGGAGGGTTAGAGTTAAAATGCCCTAAATCTAAAACACAGGCATCATATCTGCGTGACCCGTCCATAGCGGTCAAAAAGTATTGGCAGCAGATTCAAGGATGCATGTGGTTAACAGATCGTGAGTGGTGGGATCTATTTACCTATCACCCGAAAATGAGTCATGTTTTGGTCAGAGTTGATCGAGATAATGACTTTATAGAGAAACTGGCTGTTGAAGTCGAAGCGGCCACAGTTGCAATTAAAACCCAATTGGAGAAAAGCAAATGAGTAAATTCGTAGGATTAACGGTACGTATCGATGTTAGCAAAATTGACAAGTCGAGATTGTACAAGGGAGCCAAAGGAACATATCTTGATCTTTACACTAGGGTTAACCTGGATGAAACGGATAAATACGACAATAATGGATTTATTTCTCAGTCGGTTACAAAAGAAGAGAGAGAGGCGGGAAAGCAAACGCCAATACTTGGCAACTGTAAAGTAGTGTTTGCAGCTGAAGACGACAGTACGCCGCAGGACACTGGAACGCCACAGTCTAAGACGTTTGCTGAATCTAATCTAGCTGATTTAGAAGACGATATACCGTTTTAAGTAAAAAAGCCCCCCGCGAAGGGGGGCAAGCCATAGGAGAAGTGAAGCTAGTGCCTCACCCCCTGATAATAACATAGGATTTGATCGACATGACAGATGCAGGAAAATGTTTGCGCCTATTACAGCGTAGATTTGATATAAGCACTGTGGACCTGGCCCAGAAGTTAGACTGCCATGCACAGCAAGTGTTCCGGTGGAGAAACCAATCTAATATGAAATTGCACACATTACAGAAGATTTGTGCAGTTGCGGGTATCACCCTGGATGACTTTGTTAGGCTTAATGAAGAACAATAGAAAGAAAACCCCCTTGCGGGGGCTTTACAATTCTCCGATGATCGGAGATACTTATTGTGCGAAAACAAGTAAGGTAATTGTAACACTTCTTTTAGTGGCCGACAGCGTACTATATTGTCCACTACTCAAGATCCCCTTATATTGCATTCGCTTAGTGTTCGGGCTAGAGGCTGACGATCCCCTTAAATTAAACGTCAGAGCGTGGTTGACCCTCCAGTGCATAGCCCCTGCGATAACTCGGTTGTTATCAATGGATAGGTTGGATATCCGATACGAACACGTTTGTAACCGCAAAGTTGCTTTAGCCCTTTGATCGTGAATTTACTGTTATTGACAGCAAAAGGGTTAAATCATCTTGGGAAAATTATATATAAAATAACCAATCAAATTGTTGTCGGGCGAGGCTTGCCGAGCCATAGGAGACAGAATGATACATTATCACGGAACACCAATAGGCGGTTCACTGGACGAGGCGCAGAGATTTATGCCTGGAAGACACTGCTTAGTTAGTTATCATCATCCGCACCAGTTAGACTCTGTTGTTGAGTTATGTCAAAGCTTTTGTTTAGACAATGGTGCATTTTCTTTTTGGCGGTCTGGTAAAGGCGAAGTTGATTTTCATGGATATCACGAGTGGGTTCATAAGTTAGCGGGCCACCCTTGTTTAGATTTTTGCCTGATTCCTGACAAAATAGATGGAACTGTAGACCAAAATGACGAATTGGTAAGCAAATGGCTAAGAGTAGGGTCTGAAGTTGAATCTGCGCCGGTTTATCATTTGCATGAACCCTTAGATTACCTTGAATATTTAGTAGAAAACTTTAGGACAGTTGCTCTCGGCTCAAGCGGTCAATACTCGCAGCCAAATACAAAAGATTGGTGGATAAGGATGGCGCAAGTTATGGAAACGGCATGTGACAAAATTGGCAGACCAAAGGCGAGATTACATGGTTTACGAATGCTTGACCCGCAAGTGTTTTCTAGACTCCCGCTCTCAAGTGCTGACAGCACAAACGCCGCAGTCAATAGTGGGGCAATAAGCAGTTATGGGAGTTACGTTCCGCCAAGTAGGCACATGCGTACTGCTGTTATAGCTGACAGAGTCGAGCAATTTAATAGTTCGTCTAAATGGCAATCATTCCAACAAGAACAGCTTTTTTAGGGGAGATAGAATGTGGATAATACCGAAAAATTACCATCTGTACTCAGCTTTTGCTCAGGATATGGTGGCATCGAAAGAGGACTTGATATCGCCGGACTTAAACATAGAGTTGTCGCTTATGTCGAAATCGAAGCCTATGCCGTTGCGAACCTTATTAACAAAATGGAAGACAGCATCATTCCACCAGCGCCTGTTTATACGGATCTTAAAACATTCCCATCGGAAGTCTTTCGAGACAGAGTTGACATCATCACTGGAGGTTATCCGTGTCAGCCATTCTCAGCAGCAGGAGCCAGGAAAGGAACTGACGACCCCCGACATCTCTGGCCGCACATTAGGAGACACATCCAATCAATTAGACCTTTTCGGGTCTTCTTTGAAAACGTCAGCGGACACATTACGCTTGGACTCAACACAGTTATCAGCGACTTGGAAGAAGATGGTTTTAGATCAACGTGGGGAATATTCTCGGCGGCTGAAGTCGGCGCGCCCCACCAACGTCAAAGAGTCTGGATCTTGGGCGACTCCCAACACAATGGATCATCTATCGGCGAAAAGCCCAGAGACATTGTTGAGACAGTCGCAAACAGTCAGGAAGGGAAGGACCCGGCCCTCAAATCTCAGGGAACAAGTAGATCCGATAGCGGTGCAAATATATCAGGGGGAGTGGCCGACAGCGACAGTGTTCGATGTGACGGGAGGGAGCTATCCCACGGAATTGGTGAACGGGAAATGGAGATCGAAGCACTCGAAAGACCCCGACAGTCCGTGGTACGGGGCGAAACTGAAGGATGCAGTGGAGACAGCGGAGAAGTTGTGGCCGACACCATCGGCGAGGGATGTGAAAGGCCCGAACGGGTACGAATCGACAGTAGCCAAACTCCAGAATGGGGATCGCGCTCATATGGGTCAACTGCCAAATGCAGTAATGATTGCCAACAATGGGAGTGGCCACCTGAACCCCGATTGGGTCGAGTGGTTGATGGGTGTGCCAACAGGGTGGACCGCATTAGGCTCTTGGGAAACGGAGTAGTGCCGCAAACGGCGGCTAAAGCTTGGGTGACACTAAACAATAGGTTTAAAAATGAGCGGTAAAGGTAGTAAACAAAGGCCAACCAATAAGGCCGCATTTGATGCAAACTTTGATGCAATATTTAGCAAAGATAAAAAACCACAGGAGAAGGAAAATGACACAAAGAGAAAGAATTCTAAATTACTTAAATGATGGCAAAGAGTTAACCAGGCTGAACTGTTGGGATGAGCTTGGCATCTTAGAGGCTCCGGCAAGGATTAGTGAGTTAAGGTCTGAAGGACATTTCATAGTTACCGATATGATTGAAGTTACTAATCGATACGGTGAAAAAGTCAAAGTAGCCAAGTGGAGTATGCCGAATGATTCTGAATGACGGGAGTGATTGGCAACCAACGCCAGAACAGTTAGATAAGTGGGAAAAGGCATATAAGGACACTTGCGTAGATATACACCAAGAGTTAGTTTTGATGGACTTATGGTGTGATGCCAACCCTGCAAAGCGGAAGACAAGGAAAGGTGTAGCAAGCTTTTGTACTAAGTGGTTCAAAAGGACTTTGGAGCAGGGAGGTAAATCAATTGAGCTGCAGAAAGAAAAGGAGCAGGAATTTAAGCAGAGGCTAGAAAAGAGAAAAACAAGTCTGCGAAACAAAGGTATAGAGGAGCAGATGTGCGATATTTCCTGGCTGTCCGGCAATCAATATGAATTGATGAAGCAGTATTACCTGGATAAACACGGACGTTACTTTGATGGAGAGTTTAAATATGGCTAGTAAATATGATCCAAATTATATTGTGTTTCGCGGTGAGCATGAGCATTTCATAGATGGGCAAAAATACACATACAACGATTTTAGTAATTGGACTTATGAAAACGACCCAGTTAATGGAATATGCAAATCAACAATGAAAGGTAGGCTGAAGTCGGCTGATGTTTGCGAGCCAAGGCATTTGCTACCTATTGCTGAATTTGCGGCGCAGAGTGAGGCCGTTAAGAAGCTGAGAGGGTATTGTAGGGAAGCAAGGGAGCGGGTGTTAAACTCGCCCAGGTTGGAAGGAAAATCTCAGGAAATGATGGATCAGTGGTTGCGGAGAAAAATATGAACCCTTACTTTATAGATGAGCCCGCCGTTATAAGTTTTAGCGGCGGCAGATCATCTGCGTTTATGTTGCACAAAATATTAGAAGCGCATGAATATAAATTGCCTGATTACATAGAAGTAATATTTGCAAACACTGGGAAAGAAATGCCTCAGACCCTAAAGTTTGTTGACGACATCAGCAAGCATTGGGGAGTGAATATTGTGTGGTTAGAGTACACAGGCAAAAAACAATTTTGCGAAGTTACCTATCAAACAGCAAGCCGTAACGGAGAGCCATTTTCACAGTTAATTGATGATCGTGTATATCTTCCTAATATGATGGCTAGGTTTTGTACAAGTGAATTAAAAGTACTGACCATAGAAAGATATATGGGAGGCACTGACTTTTTGACCGTGGTAGGTATAAGAGCGGATGAGCCACGCCGCGCAGCAAAAATGCGGGAAAAAGATAACTATTCTGTACCGATGGCTGATGACGGAATAACAGAGGATGATATTAAATCGTTTTGGGAAACTAACAAGTTTGATCTGGCTATGCCGCCCGCAGGAGTTAATACGTTAAGCAATTGTGATTTATGTTATCTGAAGGGATATAAGATAAAGCAGTCAATTGTCGAGCATGATCCTTCATTAGCTGATTGGTGGATAGGGCAAGAAAACAAAATGAACGCTAGATTTAGAAGCGATCAGCCAAGTTATGAGCGAATGAAAATTATTGCAAGTGATCAAGGTCAACTGTTCGATTTTGATGATGAGTCAGTATCGTGCTTTTGTGGAGATTGATATGAAGGCGGAAACAACATGCGTTGAATCGGAAATAGGGTTAGAGGAATTTATTAGCCAGGTCCGGAAAAGGTATAAGGAACACGGTGCTGTTACATATACATACACAAAAGGCCGCAAGAGGACGCGCGCCCAGAATGATAGTCTGCAAAAGTTTTGTGGTGATCTAGCAGAGAAACTTAATGATGCAGGATTTGATATGCGGCATGTGTTTAAAACTGACGCTGACATTCCGTGGACTAAAACAACGGTGCGTGAGCAGTTGTGGGGATCAATACAAAAAGCCTACACCGGCAAGAAAAGTACTACAGAGCCGACTACCAAGGAATATTTCCAAATCTATGATATATTGAATGCTCATTTGATTAAAACATTAGGTATTTCCGTGCCTTGGCCATCAAGCCCAGAGTGGGAGATGCATAAAAGGAAGGCTTAAATGAGTAAGATTGATCCGCGAATACTAAAGGAATTTGCATCCACGGATAGGCATCACGACGTATTGGATGCTGTCATTGAACACGGGTCAGCGAACAAAGCCGCAAAGCATTTAGGTTGCGGTAGACGGGTCGTTGATAAAATGCTTAAAAGGATAGAGCGCGTTGCAGCTAGCCAAGGCGTTTCTCCGCACAGAGATTTGGTACACCAAACCGCAGAGGGATTTGAGGCAAAGAGAATATCCACTGCCTATAAGGAAGATGGTTCTCAGGCCCTACAATGGGTTATTCAGGAGAGAGCCAAAGGATTAAACAAAGATCAAATAGTAGATGCCATCGAGGGCTTTGAGTGGAAGCCCGCCCCAAGAATTAAAGCGCCTAAAGGCCACGACTCTGAATTGTTAACTCTGTATACGCTGACTGATTTCCACCTGGGCATGTACTCTTGGGCGGCAGAAACTGGTGATGCTTGGGATATGTCGATAGCGGAGCATGAAGCTCTATCTGCAATAACTAGGATGGCAGAAGGATCGCCAAACAGTGAGTTAGCTATATTAAATTTGCAGGGAGATTTCCTGCACTGGGATGGGCTGTTAGCTGTAACACCCGCCAGTAAGCATGTTCTTGATGCAGATACTCGGTATGGCAAGTTAATTGAGATGGCATTATCTGTAACAATGCAGTGCATCGAAATACTTTTAAGCAAGCATAAAAAGGTTAAGCTTTTAGTCTGCGAAGGCAACCATGATGAGTCTGGCTCTGCATGGCTTAGGAAAAGCGCAAAAGTAATTTACAGAAACAACCCTCGGCTAGAAGTAGATGATACTGAGTTTCCATACTACGCACACTTGCATGGCGAGATAATGCTTGGGTTTCATCATGGCCACAAAAAGAAAAATACAGCACTTCCAGCGTTGTTTAGTGCCGAGCCTAGATACAGGTCGATGTGGGGCCAGGCTAAATACTGTTACATTCACACCGGACACTATCACCATAAAGAGCAAGATGCATCTGAGGGAGGCGGCGCAATCGTTGAAAGGCATCCAACTTTGGCGGGAGCAGATGCCTATGCCGCAAGGGGTGGTTATGTGAGTTGGAGAGCGGCTCACGCAATAACTTACCATAGTTCAACTGGAGAGCATTCCCGTAAAACGGTAGTGCCGAGTCTGCGAGATGAGTAATGTTATCGATTTCCCGAAAATTGGAGTGTCTGCTATTAGACAGTTTTGCGATTGCGGTAATGGCCTTGAGTATTGGGTTGGCGATGATGATAATGCTTATGGCATTTGCCCTTACTGCAACCTTGGCTATCCTAGCGAAATTAAGGTTCTTGAGACAGAGGAAAAAGAATGAGCGCACTCAACAAACAAGAAGGTGGCGACCATTACAAGTTGGCCATTCAGCCGATTGAATATATTACACAGAATCGTCTGCCGTTCATCGATGGATGTATAGTGAAATATGCAACCAGGCACAGGGCTAAAAATGGGGCAGAGGACATCAAGAAAATTATCCACTATTGCGAGTTGCTACTGGAATTAGAATATGGCGAAACGGAAGAAAACGAAATCTACGATATCTCAAGAGGTAGAGAAGGCCGCTAAGTTATTACAGCGGCTAGTAAGACTAAAGGCAGCAGATGATAACGGATACTGTCAGTGCGTAAGTTGCGGCAGGGTCGGCCATTACAAAACGATGGATGGAGGACACTTTTTTAGTCGCCGTCACTCCAGGTTAAAACTTTACATGGAGAATGTCGCGCCGCAGTGCAAACGGTGCAATATGAACATGGGCGATGCAGTAGTCAGTGAAGGCTACAGACAGTACATGGTTGATATGTATGGGGAGCGTAGAGTACGGGCAATGAAAAAGCTCACATATCTACCGCCAAGGAAGTGGGTCAGGGAAGATGTCATACAATTCGCCAGAGATCTTAAAGAGCAAATCAAAGAACAAGAAAGACGCATAGGAGAGATGTAGCGCAGTAAAGTGTCGTGTTTTTGCATTTATATGTACGTATTTTCGCATATAGGTGAAATGCAACAAAAAGGTTTACTTGATGCGTTGTTATCGGTAATATCAGATTTCAACTAACAAAGGGGAAACGTAATGAGCTTTAAAGAGTTAAATGAAATAGTGTTAGAGGCTATGAGTGAGCCTGAGTTTTGGGGCGGAGATGTCATGGAGTTAAGTGACGACTATAAAGATAGATTAGCAGCAAGGTGGTTGGAGTCTCACCCAACTTGGCTAGAAGATATTTATCCGCACACCTGTTCTGACAGATATTCTCTTGCTATAGGTTCAACATACGCGCTGTCATCATCTAGAATGTTAGCGGCTATGTTCCGAGATGCGGCTGAAGACAATAAGCAAAATGTAGATGACGATGCATATTGGTCGGAAGCGTTGGGCTACTTTGAAAACATTCTCGATAACAAAGATTTTGCGTCAGAAGTGCGGGACAGAATATATCTTTATCTGGAGCCTACGTTGCAGGACAAGGTTGCTGAGAGTTATCAGTACTTAGTGCAAGACTTAAAAGAATATGCGGGAGTACACTAATGAGCTTAAAGAAAAAGATAAAAGAAGCCAACAAACTAGCTGACCGTTTAATCAGTGACGCAGAGAATAGCGCGGTAGTGTGGTACAAGCGACCATGCAGAATAAGTAATGGACAAGCATTGATGTGTCTTATCATTGCTGTAGCAATAATATTGATTACCTGATTTCCCCCAAAAGCCAAGGTTGAGAGACCTTTTGACGGAGCCTAGTCCACTTACGGAGCTTGAAACGGACTACTAAATCCCTATGGGGTGTTAATCGTTTTCTGCACCCCTTTATCCCCCACCCTATCTGGCTAGTCTGGATAGGGTTTTTTTATGCCTTTAGATTATGTCATTGATAGCAAACAATCATTTCACTTGTTTAAACATGGTCTATACAATGCCGACCTAATTAATCAGGAGGCACAAGTGCTAATTTACATCATCATATTTACCCTAATCTCACTCACCGCAGTAGCAGCAGACGATATCCGATAGTTTACATTTCCGTTTAAAAAGTCCACAATTCACGGAACTATCAACGATAGGAAGTGCAATATGGACTCTATAGATGTCATAAACAGAATAGATTCTTGCCTTACTTTTGAGCTAGATGATTTGCTCCGACAGTTCGATGCTATTATGGATTCGATAATGCAGACTGACGTTCAACGCCACACCATTAGAGATGCTGTCTCTGATTGGTGTGATGCTGTGGACGCAGAGTTAAATGACATTGCTGAACGATCCAGGGTATGCGAAGAGTTAACTCTACCGGCTGAAGAGATATTTGGCACTGAAGTTTGATATAATCGGCCAGAGAGGCTGATTATGATTAGAATAGATTGTGACGAAAACGTCCACGAAGCTGACTTAGATTTGATTGAAAGGTTTGCGGAAGCACTGATCGATCAGGACCGGGTCCAAATGCAAGAGATATTGTATTTGCTCGATGAACGTATGACGGGCGACTGCGTATGTTTTTCTGTAGATTGCGTATGCGGCATGTGGTCTTGACGGCTATTCCACGGCTATCCCACGAATACAATCGAGATTCAAAATGCACATCAGTTTAAAAATAGACACCGAAGAAATTAAAAGAACGCTGGATGATCTGCAACGGAGTCAGGTCCAGTTCTCTCTGTCCAGAGCAATCAACGCGACCATGTTCGGGACGCAACAATGGCTAAAAGATACGATAGATAATTACGTTGAGGGCGGCGCAACGCCCTGGACAAAGCGTGGCATTTGGGTACGGAAGTCTACAAAAAAACAATTATATGCTGCTGTCTATATTGAGGATCAAAGAGAGTATTTAAGCCTATTAGCTTTTGGCGGAACTCGGACACCGTTGAGAGGTATGAACTACCTAATTGGCCCCGTCTCACAGAGATTAAATAAATACGGAAACATTCCTAGGAACACGCTCAAGAAAAAAGCGTCTAATGATCGTATGTATTTTTACGGCAAACCAAAAGGGCGAAACAATAGGCCGCATGGATTATATAAGCGCTTCAAGAGAAAGCCGCCAGAGCTTGTAATAAGGACTAACATCAAATCAATGGAATACGAAGCGCAATGGCCCGCTAATAAAATTGCTGTCGATTATTTTAAACGCCATTTCAAGAAGACATATAACAAAGCATTCCGCGAAGCGATGAAAACCGCCAGACCATTGAGAGGCCCGAAAGGCTTCTAAGGCTATTCCACGGCTATCCCACGGATATTTCCTGGCGGCTATTCCACGGCTATTTCATAGATATATTGTAGATTTACTTTCTTCCAGGCGGCGCGTCCAGGCGGCTATCCCACGGCTATCCCACGGCTATCCCATGGCTATCCCATGAATATATATTAGATGCATTTTCAGGCCAAAAATCAGGCAAAAAATCGGGCAAAAATTCCGCAACCCCAGTAACGGCGGGGCCTGTAACAGATCCGGCTGCTAGAATGTTGGGCGTTGATTTGATCAAGTGAATAAATAAAGAAAAAACCGGCAAAAATTGGCGCAAAAATCGCGGCAAAACAAAACCGGCAAAAATTGGCCTATAGATGTATATACAAAAATGTTTGTATTGAATCGGGGTTATCGGTTATATTTGCAATACGCCGGAACGATCCGGCGCAATCAAAAAAGGCTAATAATATGAACAACGATCAAAACAACATTTTAAAAGCGGATTTTGACCGCCGCCAACGCGAGTCTGCTGCCGGTCGCTATATAGCTGAAAAACAATTTCAGCGAGTACAGCGCCGACAATTTTGGACTAATGTTTTTCTCGGATTTGCGGGTACGTGGTGTTTAATTTGGAGCGCCGTAATATTAAAAGTATTGGAGGTTATCTAATGCAAATTATAGGTTTTGACAATGTTAAATGGTTTTATCTAAATAACCCATCGGCGACAGCGTCCGATTGTCTAATGTCAGAGTCTC